TTACTGCAAAGTGGAATCTCCCTAAAGCAGCAAAACACTGTGGAATGTCACAAAAAGAAATGAAGTTGACATTCTGGGAGTTTCTCAAGTATAATCCTATCACCTACAAAGGGTGATTTTATAATGAAAGTATATGGTCCATATACAGCAAAAGACGGAAGACAAAGAATTGTTCTCTATGAAAATGGTAAAAGAACAACAGTTTCTTATCCAAAATATCTTTTAGAACAAAAACTTGGTAGACCTCTTTTGCCTGATGAAACCTGTGACCATATAGACGGAGACTTTACTAACAATTCACTTGACAATTTACAAGTTTTAAGTAGAGTAGATAACATAAGGAAACACGCAGCAGTACATAACAGAGCAGAAATGATTTGTTGTGTATGTCCTGAATGTGATAAATCTTTCTATAAACCAGCAAGAGACATTAGACATAACAATCTAAAACAACAAAAAGTTGGTCCATTTTGTTCTAAATCCTGTGCTGGAAAATATAGTCAAAGGTTAAATAAAACTTTTAGAGGAGGAAAACCAAATCTAAACTATAAGCCCGTGTGACCCAGCGGAATGAGGTTCTCGACTTAAAATCGAGCAGTCGGCGGTTCGAATCCGCCCACGGGTATGAGGTTCTTCCTCTAAATAATCAAAAGTAGGAAACATCCTATGAAGTACCGTATTGATGCAAGATATTGCTGGTACAATAGAGGAACTCAATTGGTTCTGATGTACTTTATAAATCAAGTTCCTTTTACTTTTGATGATGTTCCAGATAGTCTTATGTACGATTTGGAACTCATAGAATTAGCAGACAAAGAAAGACGCTTCGAACCAGAGGACCTATATAAATCATCATTCTATTTGATTGATGAAGAGTGTCATCCAATGTTATTTGAAGTTGAACTGGAAAATCCAGAAATGATGCCTGCTGATTAACATAGTAGACCTTATAAATAAAATAAAAAGGTCTACTATGTTAGGTAAATGTAATTTTTGCTCTGTGGAGTTTAGATATAACCCAGCAAACAAAACTGGTAAATATTGTTCTAACAAATGTCAACAAGAATTTCAGCAAAAGCAAAGAATTGATGAATGGTTAAGTGGTGGAAGACCTCCTGGTAAAAAAGCACTTAAAAAATACCTAACTGAAAATTATGGATATAAATGTTCTTGTTGTAGTATTTCTGAATGGAACAATAAACCTCTATCATTAGAGATTGACCATAAAGACGGAAATCCTTATAATAACGATATATCAAATCTTCGTTATATTTGCCCAAACTGTCACTCTCAAACTTCTACATATAAAGGGAAGAATAAAGGTAATGGTAGAGTTGAAAGGCGTGATAGAGCAAGATTAGATTTCCACCGACAAAAAATATGCCTCTAAAGCATTGTGGTGATGCACCGCTCTTGTAAAGCGGAGACGACAGTTCAATTCTGTCTAGGGGCTTTAGTTCTTATAAAACTATAAAATGAAAATCAATCTCTGGTATTGTGAATCTATGCAGCAGTGGCGGTGGATTCTGACTGATGATTCACGACCGATTGTGAAGCAAGAATCGGGTCAACAACCATTTCTTCGTGATGCTATGAATGATGTAGCAAATACTGTAGAATATATGTTAAAATGCAAACAAAGTGAGTAAAAATACTTAGATGAAATCAGATTTTTATATAGATAAAGTTGGTAAAGAAGAAGTCAAAGAACTTCTTTATACCTATCATTATCTAAAAGATGAATCCAAAGATTTTAAATCTGGTTTCAATTATGGTTTATACAGAAGGTCATTCACAGATATCCTTAATATTGGCGGGTGTCTTGGCACTTGCATTTTTAGTGGTCTCCCAGTTCCAGAAATTGCCGTAGGTGCGTTTGGTTTAGAAAGAAATCAGCAGCAAGGAATATATGAGTTATCAAGACTTTGTATTCACCCTGATATTCAAAAAGAAGAATATAATATCACATCTTGGTTCGTTAGTCGTTGCATAAGGAGATTTAGGAAAGATGCCACAGTTCGTGCTATTCTTAGTTACGCTGACTCTAATCACCACCTTGGAACTATATACAGAGCTTGCAATTTTCAATACTACGGTTTAACAAACCCTAAGAAAGACTTTTATTATACTGACGGAACAAAGCATTCTAGAGGTTCTGTGAAGGGTGTTGAGGGTGAATGGAGAGATCGTAGCAGGAAGCATAGATACTTAATGGTTTTTGATAAAGAACTTAAAAAACGCTTGACATGGAAAGAAGAAAAGTGGTAAAATAATAATGTCCGTGTGAAGGAATGCCAATTAGTGCTCACAAAACCCCCTTTTGGGGGTTTTGTTGTATGATAAATAATCCATAACGGAAACTATAAGCATTAATAAGATGGGTCTCTCCAGATTAGATAATTTTCTGAAGTCAGCAAGAGGAACAATTCTCTACGTTAATCCGAATGACTTAGATGCAACGGATAGTATTGAAAATCAAGGTAATTCATTGACTCGTCCATTTAAGACGATTCAAAGAGCACTTATTGAGTCTTCAAGATTTTCATATCAAAGAGGTTTAGATAACGATAGATTTAGTAAAACAACTATTCTTGTTTATCCTGGTGATCATATAGTTGATAATCGTCCTGGATGGATACCAGATGGAATCAATAATTTTAGATTAAGAAGTGGTGTAGTTTCAAATGATTTTGCTGCTTTTGATTTAACTTCAAACTTTGACCTGACTACAGATAATAATCAACTTTACAAATTGAATAGTATTCATGGTGGAGTTATTATTCCAAGAGGAACTTCTCTTGTTGGTCTTGATCTAAGAAAAACAAAAATTATTCCAAGATATGTTCCAGATCCACTCAATGATGATATTGAAAGATCTGCAGTTTTTAGAATTACCGGTGGATGCTATCTCTGGCAGTTTTCTATATTTGATGCTAACCCAAACGGTCAGTGCTTCACTAACTATACGACAAACTTATCTGTTCCAAATTTTTCACACCATAAACTAAGTTGCTTTGAGTATGCTGATGGTGTAAATGGAGTGTATATTAATGACACGTTCCAGTCATACTCTACATCAAGAACTGACTTGGATATGTATTATGAAAAAGTTGGATTAGCATATGGTCAATCTTCTGGTCGTCCTATTGAACCAGATTATCCATCATCTGGACTTGATATCCAACCAAAAATTGATGAATATCGTATAGTTGGATCTACAGGACAAACAGTAGGAATTTCAAGTATCAAGGCAGGTGATGGTGTTACGTCAAGCACTGTTATCACAGTCACTTTAAGTAGTGAAGTTCCTGGACTTGATGTCGATACACCATTCCGTATTGAGGGTATCACTGCCAGTGGGTATAATGGACAATTTGTCGTTACGGAAAAAGTATCTGATCTACAAATTAAGTATCAAGTTCAAGAGTCTCCAACACTTGCACTACCATCAACAACGGGCGCATCTCTTTCTCTCCAATCAGATACTGTAACATCAGCATCTCCATACATTTTTAACGTTTCTTTACGTTCTGTATATGGAATGTGCGGATTGTTGGCTGATGGTGATAAAGCATCTGGATTTAAATCTGTAGTTGTTGCCCAGTTTACTGGAATTGGACTACAAAAAGATGATAGAGCATTTGTTCTGTTTAATGAAGACACAGGACTATATGAAGATAGTAGTGTAGCAGGTAATGAAACGTTAAGTAATAATATACGAGCAGTATATAAACCAGATTGGAAGAATTTTCATATTAAAGCAACAAACGATGCGTTTATTCAAAATGTGTCAATTTTTGCAATTGGTTATGCTGAGCACTTTGTAACTGAAACTGGTGGTGATATTTCTATCACCAACTCCAACTCCAATTTCGGTGCAAAAGCGTTAGTAGCATCTGGTTTCAGAAGAAACGCTTTTGCACAAGATGATTTTGGATATATTACTCATATTATTCCACCAAAAGAAATTCCAATCGAAGAGACTACAATTGAATTTAATTCAATTGACGTTAACAAAGTAGTTAGTTATGGATCAACGGGTCACTTACATCTTTATGGTCAGACAAACCAAGATGTTCCACCAGAAAATATTATTGAAGGATATAGACTTGGTGCAAAGGTTAATGATACATTAAATGTTCTTGTATCTTTAGCAGGAAATGTTACTGAGTATTCTTCTAGAATTGTGATGCCGGGATCACAATCTACTTCTGAAAAATCATTTAATGTAGCATCAAATACTGGAACAAATATTTTAACATTTGATGGAACTGGACATACATTTTTAACTGGAGAAACTATTAGATTCTTTAGTGATACTGGAAAAATTCCAGATGGTTTACTCAATAATCAAGTATACTATGCTATTACTAGCACAACTGATGTTGGTATTGGAACAACTCAAATTAAAGTCGCTAAAACTTTAAATGATGCTCTCACACACTCTTCAACAAATGCAAAAAATATAACTTTTAATACAAAGGGTGGAAATTTAAAAGTTGTAAGTAGAGTATCAGATAAAAATGCTGGCGATATTGGTCATCCAATTCAATATGATTCAAATGTTGGGCAGTGGTATGTAAAAGTTGCATCTGCAAGCACTGAAAATAATATTTACAATGCTATTGTTTCAATTGGGGTAACTGCATTAGGGCAAGCAACTCCAAGATCTTATATTAAGCGTAAGCAAGACACTAGAAATACAAATGATAGAATTTATCGTGTAAGATATGTAATTCCAAAAGAAACTGGATCTATTGTATCAAGACCTCCAAGTGATGGATTTATTCTTCAAGAGTCAAACACTTCAATTGGATCTACAAATTCTGAAATTCAGTCTTACTTTGGTAGTGGATCAATAGGAAATGTAAATCAACAGAGAAACTTTAGATTTATTGCTGGAGCATCATGGGATGGGTCAAATGCTAAAATTGACACAGAACTTCCACACAATCTTTCTATTGGATCAAAAGTTCAAGTTTTAAATATTGTCAGCTCAAATAATACTTCAGCTGCCGATAGTTCTGGTTTTAATGGTACATTTATTGTTTCTGGAATTAGCAGCGCAAAACAATTTACTGTTGGATTATCTACAAATCCAGGAACATTTACGAGTGATATAACTGCAAGAAATACATCACTTCCATATTTTAAGAGGAAGGAATATGAAAATGTTTATTATGTATACAGAAGTGAAGAAATTCAAAGGTATGTTTCTAATGAACAAGATGGTGTATACTATTTAACTCTTGTTAATTCATCGAATGCGCCAAGTGTTAATTATTTTTCTGATGAAAAGTTTTCTCAACCAGTAAAAGATTTATATCCACAAATAGACAGAGATACTCCCGTTTCTGATCCAGATGAAGCAAAGTCTTTTGCACAGTCATCTTTAATTGGTGAAGTATTAGTTGATGATATTCGTAAGAGTATCACAAAGGAAACCATCAATAAAACTTTCCTAGATATAAATCCTGGGGTAGGAATTACTAATATTGTTTCAACCAGCTCTACTATTCATTCGGTTTATACTTCTATTGATCATGGATTGAATAGAATTATGAAGGTATCCATTGCTAGCAGTGGTGCTGGATATGGTGGGGGATCTGCTGGAGATTTATATAATGCTCGTCTAGTTAGTATCGGATCATCGACTACTGGAAAGCACGCCACGGCAAAAATTTCTGTTAATGCTTTAGGCAATTTGACAAGTGTTATTATCATGGATGGTGGATCTGCCTACGGTGTTGGAAATACTCTTGCTGTTGTTGGTGTTGCTACAACTTCAGGATATTCTCAAGCAGTAGTTCAGGTAACAAAAATTTATAACAACATTGGCGATACTGTTAGAGTTTCTGGAGTAAGCTCTGAAATATATTCAACTTTCAATAATCTTTATAGAATTACTGAAGTTCCTGTTGGTGCTGCCAACAGTTTTAGGGCTGAATCATCTACAGGAATCTCTACTTGGAGTTCAAATCCAGGAATTGGTCAACCGATCACTCAAGATGCCTTTGTGTATCTAACAGGTGAAGCACTTAAGGTTAGCTCTCTTGTATATAATAAAGAAGTTGGCATTGCAACTGTCACAACATTAAACCGCCATGGACTTAAAGTTGATGCAAAAGTAAGAATTAGTGGTGCAAATCAAAGTGTTTATAATGGAGATTTTGTAGTTACTGAAAATGTTGGTTTAACTACATTTAAAGTAAAAGTTGGAGTTGGAACAACTGCACCATCAGTAACTGGAACATTATATGTTCATCGTGAAGGATTTACTTCAAATGACGGTGTTGTAACTATTGATAATGAAAATCTAAACGGCAGAATGGTTCCAACTTATGCTGGAATTACAACAACACTATTTGCTCTTATTTCTGATGCTGCAACAGAAACAATAACAATTCAGGGAATAGAAAGTCTTGACCTTAAGATTGGTGATTATCTTGCAATTGATGATGAAATTGTAAGAATTAAGACAACAATTCCAAGTGGAATTACTGCAGGTACATCAATTACTGTTTTCCGTGGAGTCTTAGGTACAAAAGCAACAAATCATATAAATGGATCTGTTGTTAGAAGGATTAAACCATTCCCAATTGAATTAAGAAGACATTCTATCTCTCGTGCTTCTGGTCATACGTTTGAATATGTTGGATTTGGTCCTGGAAATTACTCTACTGCTCTTCCTGATAAACAGACTAGACAAATCTCACCAGCAGAAGAACTTCTAGCACAATCAACTAGAAAAGAGGGAGGAATTAATTTCTACACTGGAATGAATGATAAGGGTATTTCATACTCTGGTAATAAAAAATTAAGTACAGTTACTGGTCAAGAAGAAATTTTTGATACTCCTATCATAACTGTAACTGGTGAAGATATTAGTTCCCAACCAAATATCAATATTGTAAGTGCTCTTGAAGGTAATTTTGATCGCTCAGTTCAAGTTGATGGTGGATCTGATAATAAAGCAACTTCCAGATTTAATGGTCCAGTTATTTTTACAAATAAAGTAACATCCACTTCAACAAAAGGATTTGAAGCGAATTCAATATACTTACAAGGTGATGCGACTGTATCTAGAAAATATACTGTTGGAATTTCAACTCCAACAACTGCAGGAAATCCTGGTGATATTGTTTATTATGAGAATCCTTCAAAGAGTGGATTTGTTGGTTGGATTTACACCACTGAAAATGATTGGTTCCGTTTTGGATCTGTAGGTATTTCCAAGAATGATAATATTGCGATCTTTGATCAAGTTGGAATTGGAACAACATCTCCTGGTGATTGCAAACTTAAAATCACAGGACTTGGAACAGATGGTAGTAAGATATTATGTGTTGATAGTAATGGTGTTGGTATTGGCGCAACTTCGAGTCAGTATTTCCTAAATGTAGATGGTAATACTAATATTGGTGGAACTTGTTATGCCACTAATTTTGTTGGTAGTGGTGCAGGACTTACTTCAATCAATGCAGCTGCAACTGGATGGGCTCAAACTTCAGGTGGATATTACAACACTGGATTTGCAAAAATTGGTATTGGAACTTCAGTTCCAGCATATAATTTAGAAGTTGGTTCTCCCGGAACAGGTAATACTGATGTTTATGTTCACAATGTTGCTAAGTTTGTTGGAATCATAACCGCAAATCAAGTTTATGTAAGCGGAATAGTTACTGCGAAAGATTTTAATTTAACCAGCTCATCTGGTCAAATTACCGCTGGTATTATAACTGCAACAAATATTGAAGTTGGATCTGGGTCAACAACGTTGATGACGACTGGGGTAAACATTGGTATTGGAACTACTACCCCAAGAGTAAAGATAGATATTGAGGGTTCTGCCAGATTTAAGACTTATTCTGAGGCAGTTGGTATTTTAACTATAACATCCAACGTTGCCACCATTGATCTTTCAGTAGCACAAAACTTTAACATCACTTTGTTTGACGATATTAATTACTTTGTATTATTAAATGCACCATCTGATTCTACTCAATTCACTTTGAAGGTAACACAAGATTCTGTTGGTGGACATACAGTAGATCTAGATGATTTTAGGAATGTTGGATTGAACACAATTCCAGTAAGATGGCCTGGTGGTGGAGTTCTGCCTGGAGTTACTACAACTGCAAATAGAACTGACATTTATTCATTCAGAATATTTGATGGAAATACATTAACAAGTTATTCATCTGATAATGGAATATATGGTGTGGTTGTTGGTCAAAACTTTGCCGATTGAGGTAAAAACTTATGCCTAGTTTTAATAAGCAAACTACTCTTGACCTTAATGGTCCTATTTTATCATTCATAACTCAACCATATTCTGTTTCCGCTTGTACAAGTGGAATTGCTACCTTTACTGGTATTGCAACAGCAACATTCCCAACACAAACTCCAGCAAATCCAGCAACAAATACTGGATATATTTCTTATCGTTGGCACCAAGTTGGATACGGTGAATTAACAGATGGTGATTTCAATGGAACAACGGTTGTTGGTTCAGCAACATCAACATTAACTCTTTCGGGAATTTCTAGTGCTACTCTTTTTAATAATTCTGAATATTTCTTAAGAGCAGATTATATTCCATCTGCATATTCTCAACCTGCTGGTTCTGATGTTACATCTGTAACTGCCAGATCAACTGGTAATGCAATTAATGATCCCAAAGATTCTGAAATTGTTACATTAAACGTCTACTCAGATATTGTAGTAACAAAACAACCACAAATTACTTCTATAACAACACCAACTAAACAAACTGCTAATATCAGAATAAGAGATGGATTGGGATTTGATACTACTTTTAGTACACTTGATGTAAATGCATATTCTAATTTTGTTTCTGGGAAAGAATATACAATTACAACCGATAAAAATGTATTGATAAAAGCATATGCCATTGGTGGTGGTGGAGCTTCTTCAATAAATCATAGATCTATAACTGGAGGTAGTGGGGGTGCTGCTCAAGGAAATATTATTTTGGTTGCTGGAAACACCTATAAAGTAATCGTTGGTGGATCTGGGAATGGATCAAAGGGAGGATATGGTGGTGGTGGACAAAGTACTTCTGGATATGCTGGTGGCGGAGGAGGTTATACTGGTCTATTTTTAAATTCTGTTTCTCAATCTAATGCATTAATTATTGCAGGCGGCGGCGGTGGTGGTGGAAATGATCCTGGAATTGGTGGTGTTGGTGGTGGATTATCTGGTGGAAATGCATCAAATTATCCTGGAAGAGGAGGGGCTGGTGCAACTCAAAGTAGTGGTTCTGCAGCTCTTAATGCATTATCTGCCCCAGGTGGCGGTGGTGGAGGAGGATACTACGCTGGTTTTGGTGGTCCTAATGCTAGTTCTGGATGTTGTGAAGATGGTGGAGGCGGTGGTGGATCTGGATTTATACATCCAAATTTAGTTAGTGGAGCATCATTTAATCCAGATGGTGCTCAAACTTTACCAGCTCCTGCTACAAATGGATCTTTTAAAATTGAAGTAGTATCATCGGGATCTGATATTGCAACATCATCTCAAAATTCTATTGTATCTTTTTCCACGGAATCTTCATTAGAAGACAGTTCCCAAGGAGAAGTATCTTACCAATGGCAATTAAATGGAATTGATTTGATTGATGGTGAGAACACAATATCTGTTCCAAAAAATAATGGAGATTATTCGACAGACGCATTACTGAGACTTCCTCTTTGGGACAAAAATACTGGTTCATTAGTACTAGAAGATTTAACTAATGTTGCTAATACAGTCACGAGTACTAATGTATCTTGGGTTTCTGGTGGAGGCAAATTTTACAATGGATATGCAAGTTTTAATAGTAATTCCTTTATTACTCTAACTCCGCTATCTGATTTTAATTTTGGAATAGGAGATTTTACAGTAGAAACTTGGGTATATTTTACTCAAACAGGATGGAATGATATTTTTTCAACGGGAAATTATGGACAAAACCAGTTAAGTATTAGAAAAAATAAATCATCTCAATTAAGTAGTTCTCCTGGTTCTGAACAACTTGAAGTTTATTATAATGGAACTATTATTGCTTCTGGTGGTCAGTTTAGTTTAAATACTTGGCATCATGTTGCTGTAACAAGAACAACTCCTTCTACAACTATTACAAAAAGAGATTCTACTCTAAGATTGTTTATAGATGGTATTCAAGTTTCCAGTGCAACATTTAACGGCAATATATCAGCAACAGATGTTAAGATAGGAAGGACACCAGGAAATACTTATAATATGATTGGAAAAATACAAGACTTCCAAATTTACGCATTATCTAAGTATACAGCAAACTTTACCCCATCAACAGTTGCGATAGTTGATAAAAGATTAGTATTATCTCTTCCTTTATGGGATAATGGAACTGGAAGTTTATCATTAACTGATTTATCATCTACTTCAAAAACAATTACTCCTGGTAGCACTTGGGGGAGGTCTCCGTCTTGGAGAACTGGAGTTGGTAAATTTTATGGAGGTGCTGCGTATTTTGGTGGAAGTTCATACTTAAATGTTGCTGGAAGTTCTGATTTTAATTTTGGAACTGGAGATTTCACAATAGAATGTTGGGTTAATTTCCAAAGTGGTTCAAATCCATATCCAACTGGACCTTATGAAGTTCTTGTTTGTGTTGGTGGTGGATATTATGGTGATGGTGGAACTTGGTTTGCTTTTGTTAGGAGTGGGACAGGTGCCACTTTTTACATTGCAAATGTTAGTGGATATGCCTCTATTGGAACTGTAAGTGATTTAAAATTGGGAACTTGGAGACACCTTGCAGTATCAAAACAAGGAACAAATGTCAGATTTTATGTTGATGGTCAGTACATTGGACAAAGAATTGATAGTTCTTCCTATGGTGGCAACGCTGCCGGATATATTGGTTTGGAGCACGCAACATTCCATGACCAAGGATATTACTTCCCATTCTGTTATATGCAGGACATTAAGATTTACAAAGGTCTTGCGAAATATACATCCAACTTCACCCCAGAACAAACTTCAATCGTAAGTGGTTTGTCACAAAATATTGATGTTTCTACATTTGCAAGTGGGTCACAAACACCAACTTTATCAATTTCTCTTCCAAACGTATCTAAGAATTTATTAAGAGCAAAAATAACACACCCAACTGCTTGTAATTCTCCAGTTTATACAAATACTGCTCAATTAAATGTTGTTTCCTCAACAAGTCGTGCAGTTATTGAAGTTGAGGCATATGATTTAAATTCAACCACAGCAACTTTACGTGAGTTTGATTTAACTAATCTTGATTATACAATCACATCAAGAGTTTTTGATTCAGATACTATTTGCTTATATGCAAAGGATAGGGATATTACAGTAGAATTTGAGATGTATGGTGCGAGAGGTGAAGACTCTGATTATACAAGTCCAACGAAAGAACTTGGTGGTGAAGGTGGTTATTCAAAGATTAGATTTACTATGAAAAGAGGTGAAGAATATATTGTTAAAGGTATTAAATCAAAAACAGCACTTTATTTGTATAGAAAGGCTCAGTTGATTGCTTGTGTTGGTCAAGGTGGTAAAGGTGGACGCTATGGCGCTGGCGGAAGAGGTGGTGGTGTAAATGTTGCTGGTGAAAATGGATTTGGAAGACTATCTGGATCTGGTGGGCAAGCAATTCCTATTGGTCAATTGAGTGGTAATGGTATTTTTGGATCTTCCTCGGCAACGAAGAACATATATTCTGAAGATTCTAAAGCATCTGGATTGACTGGTGGAAGAACAATATCTTGTACTAAAGGTATCTATTGGAGATCTGAGGGAAAAACCGCTTGTTCAGATCTTGGTGTAACTAAGTTTAGATTATCAGATGGTAGAGAAGTTACAAATAGTGTTGCCATTATACGAGGATTTAAAGAAGGTTATGGTATAAATCAAACTGCAGGTAGTAATAGTGGATCTGATGGTGGTATTGGTGGTAATGGAGCCACTGGTGGATCTGGAGGAACTTCTGGTGGTGGAGGAGGTGGATCTGGATATACTGATGGATCTGTCACTGTAGTAAATACAACTCTTGGTGGACATACTGAAAAAGAAACCAAACTTATTATGAGATTATTTGAGACGACGGGAGATTTCTATAGAGATTCTGCTGGAAGAATTCTTATCTTTTCTGCAGCAACAGCAGGAAAAGATCCAAGAACTTTAACTAAAACAACAGGTAGAGTTCTTCCAGGAACTGATTCTTGTATTGATGATATAAGATGGCAGAGTTTTATTGAACTTGCAAAGACTCAAAATTATCGTTTGACAGCAACTCTTGATGGAAAAACTACAGCAATTTCGAGAGCAACTGATTTTAATATTAGGAAAATGATAAATTCAAATTATATAAAACTTAAGACTAGTTTGACTGATTGGCAATATGTTCCATATTCATATCCATTTTATTGTTTAGCATGGGATGAAGATAGCATTGGTCCCGGATATGGATTGGACTATTCCATTCTTTCTTGGGGTGGAACAACATATTATTATGGATATTATGGACAATCTTCCAATTCATTCTTTTCTCCAACGACTTATAGCAACACAACTGCAAATTTATGGATACTTCCTCCAGGTGTTCCTGATTTTCCTTGATAAATAATTAAAATCTAATTGGGGGAGAGTGAACCCAAATGGCAGTAAATAAGAATTTTGTAGTTAAGAACGGATTTGAGGTTAATACCAACCTTATCGTTGCAGACGCTACGACAGATAAGGTTGGTATTGGTACAACAATCCCACAATACGGATTTCATGTTATAGGTGGAATTGGTGTTACCAACTCTTATGTCAGTGGAATTTCAACAATTACAAATGAACTAAGAGTTGGAGCGGGTGGACAAGCTTTTAGTGTAATTGCAGGACCAACTGGAATAGCAAAATCTATAGGTGTTGGTACTGCATATCCGGAATACTTATTGGATGTTCGCTCTCCGGTTTCTACTGGCCAGACAGCACTCTATGTTTATGGTGATCTTAATGTAACTGGAGACGTTAATATTGATGATATTGTTCTTGATCAAGCAGATATTAATAGACTTTTTGTAAGTCAAGCTGCACAACTGAATAGCGGAGCAACTCTCTACGTAACAGGTATATCTACTTTTGATGGTTATACTGATATTAATAATAGTGTTGATATATCAAATAACCTAAGAGTTTCTGGAATAACCACATTATCTTCAGCAATAGTTGGATCTGCGGTTACCATTAACTCAACAGGAATTTATGTTACGGGTGTAGGAACTGTAACATCAAGTTTTAATGTTGGAACTGCTTTAACTGCTGCATCGGTGGTTGTAGGATCTGCAGTTACAATTAATAGAACTGGTGTCAATATAACTGGTATTATAACTTCTACTACTTATCGAGTAGGATCAGCGCAAACTATTAATGCAACTGGTATTAATATAACAGGTATTTCCACATTTTCTGGAATTACAACAGTAACCGGTCCTACGTTATTTGCAAAACAACTTAATGTTTCTGGAATTTCGACATTAGGAACGGTAAGAATTTCTTCTGGAATTATTACAGCAACTTCAGGTGTTGTTACTTATTATGGAGATGGATCATATCTCAGTGGAAATGCAAGAAATCTAACTGCAACAATTGGTATTGGAACCTCTGCTGGAGTTGTTGGATATGCAGTATCTTTTATTGATCTAAGAGGTCCAGGACTATCAACAGTTTTTTATGATAGTACAACTGGTATTGCAACTGTTAATATTGTTGGTGGTGGTGGAGGTGCGACAATTGGTGTTGGATCAACTCCCGGTTCTGCTGGATTTCCTGTTGGTTTTGTAACGTCTGGAAATCTCTGGTACAATACAAATATTGGTAGACTATTCATTTATTACCAAGATACTGATAGTGCCCAATGGGTTGATGCTGCACCATTTAATGTTGGTATAATTACAGCAGTTGGAAGTCTTTCATTCGCGAATGGGACTGCAATTGCTCCGAGTTGGTATTTTGACAACAGTTCAACAACTGGTGTGTTCTCACCAACTGCAGGACAACAAACATTTGTATCTGCTGGATCTTCAATCTTAAATATCAATCCTGCAGGAATTAGAGTAACTGGAATAGCTACGGCAACTGATTTTGATTCACTTTCTGATATTCGTTATAAGGAAAACGTCAATACTGTTAATAGTGCATTACTAAAAGTCGATCAATTACGTGGAGTTAAGTTCAACTGGAAGGAAAGTGGTCTTCCTTCTTATGGTGTAATTGCACAAGAACTTGAAGACGTTCTACCCGAACTAGTTCATGGTGATGACCCTAAGACTGTTAACTATAATGGTATTATTGGCGTTCTAATTGAAGCGATTAAGGAACTCAAAGCAGAAGTGGAAGAACTAAAGAACACTAAATAATAAGAAACGCCGAGTGGTAACACGAAGATGGCAAAAATTCACTATCTCTATAAAATAGAAAATAAATTAAACGGAAAAATTTATATTGGAGTCCACTCCACAGAAAATATAAATGATGGATATATGGGATCCAGCACTTTAGTGTCCCGTGCGATTGAAAAATATGGCAGGAATAATTTTTCAAAAACTATTCTTGAATATTGTGACAGTAGAGAGTCATTGATGGATTTAGAAAAAAAGATTGTAAATAAGGAGTTTGTTTGTAGAAAAGACACTTATAATTTATCTATAGGTGGTTCGGGTTTAACATCTACCTGGATAAAAAGTAATGAAACAATTGCTCAAAAATTAAAAAATGATCCAAACTGGGCAGAAAGACGTAATCGTAATATTTCTTTAGGAGTTCGTAATGCTATGAAAAATGGAAAGTGTTCTACTGCAACTCGTGAATTCCAAATGATTAGAACTCAAAAATCTTTAACTGAAGAATATATTAAAAAGCGTAAAGATACATATGCGAAAAATAAACATCAACAGGGAGAAAATCATTCATTATATGGCAGAAAAGCAGTTCATAATGATGTAAGTTGGAAATGGGTCCAGAAAGAGGAAGTTGATAAATATTTAGAATCTGGTTGGAAACTTGGTAAACTAAAATCTGGCAAGAGGATTTAAAAAATGGCCATTAAAGTCTCAGGAACTACTGTAATTGATGACAGTAGGAATACGAATACTGGTATTTTAACAGCAACATCAGCAATTGTAGGGTCTAGTGTAACTGTCAATGCAAGTGGTATTAATGTAACGGGTGTTGTTACTTCTGTCAGTTTTGTTGGAAATGTTACTGGAACAGCAACAGGTCTATCAGGAAGTCCTATAATTTCTGTATCTGGAGTAAATAATACTGGTGTTTCTACGGTTACTGACTTAAGACTCTCTTCTATTGCTGATAAAACTACAATCGTAAGTGGCAATAGCGTAAGTCTTGTTTATAATACTGGTGGTGGTAATGTTGCGATTTGCACAAATCCAACAGGACCTATTACACTCAATGTAACTGGTATTCCAACTGATAGTTCTTTTAATAATCGGGCAATCTCATTTGCCGTAATTGCTATTCAAACAGCAACAGCATATGCTTGCACTAGCGTTACTCTAAATGGTGTTGCCTTTGGTGCGAATGCAACTGTTGGTGTTCAAACTCATATTGCTTATGTGTCCGGAACAGTAGCAACAGGAAGTACTACTGGTTATGATGTCTTTAACTTTACCGGTATCAATACTACTGGTTCTGCATCAACAACACTTAATTATAAAATACTCTCAAATGTAAGCGGCGGATATAGAAGGTACTGATTTATGGCTCCCATCGTTACTTCTCTAGCATCTATTGTAAAACAGTTTGGCATTGGTGCTGTTCTTGCTTCTTCTTCTCCTCCTGGTAGTACTGGACTCACCGCAACTGGTGGTGTCATTAGTGATTATACTGATCCGGGACCAGGAATAATTTATAGAGCACATATTTTTACCTCATCGGGAACTTTTACTGTAAGTTCTATTGGTGGTTATGGTTCTAATGTAGATTATTTGGTAGTTGCTGGTGGAGGAGGCGGAGGTGGTCAAAGAGCTGGAGGTGGTGGCGCAGGTGGTTTGCGAACTAATCTTTCTGGCCACCCACTAGAGGGTTCAGCATTTTTAGTATCAACTTCTCCTGGATCTTATGTTGTAACAGTTGGGGCTGGTGGGGCTGGATCTGCACCACCTTCAGCAGGATCAAATAACAATAAAGGATTTTCTTCTGGTTCTAATTCTGTATTTGCACCTGGATATGTTGGAGTAATTACAGCAATAGGTGGTGGTTATGGTGGAGCAGCTTTTCCAAGTCCAGTTCAAAGTGGAAGTCCTGGTGGATCTGGTGGAGGAGGTGGAGGATCTAATCCTGGCGTTGTGCCATTTGCTGGAACAACCGGGGGAACTGGAAATACTCCACCATCATCACCACCGCAAGGAAATTCCGGAGCAAACTCTAATCCTGCAGCACGGGCTGGAAATGGTGGTGGTGGTGCTGGTGGTGCTGGTTCTTCAGCACCAAGCGATTTAAATGGTGGTCCAGGTGGTGTTGGTTCTCAAGTTTTAATTGCTGGTTCTGCATCTCCACTAGGAACGCCTGGTCCAAATCCTGGCGGTGGATATTTTGCTGGAGGTGGAGCTGCAGGTGCAGCAAATGCAGGAACTTCTGGAACTGGTGGATCTGGTGGTGGTGGAAATGGTGGACCAGGATTTCCATCTCCTGGAGTTCCAGGTGGTAATGGAACTTATTCTACAGGCGGTGGCGGTGGAGGTGGTGGTGATGACCCTGCAGGATCTTCTGGTGGTGGAAGTGGTGGTTCAGGAATTGTAGTTGTTAGGTATAAAATAGGACAAATCGTTGCATCTACAAAAGCAACTGGTGGTTTGATTAGTTATAGTGGTGGAAAGACCATTCATCAGTTTTTATCATCAGGAACATTTACTATTACAAATCCTTCTCTAACTTCTGTTGACTATCTTGTTGTTGCTGGTGGCGGCGGTGGTGGGATTTTGGGTGGCGGTGGGGGAGGTGCTGGTGGATTTAGAACAGGAACTTCATTTCCTGTAAGTCCATCTCCTGGATCATACACAATTACTGTTGGATCTGGTGGAGCTAGAGGTGGGGGAGGTAATGGAAATCCTTCAGTATTTTCTACCATAACTTCTACCGGCGGCGGTGGCGGCGGCAATTATAATAATGCCCCTAACTCCGGATCTCCAGGTGGGTCTGGTGGTGGTGGCGGCAGCCCAGGAGTTAGTGGACCTGCTGGAGGAGGATCTGGAAATACTCCACCAGTTTCTCCTTCACAAGGAAGTAATGGTGGAAGTGGATTCCATAATCCAGGAGTTGCTGCTGTAGGTGGTGGTGGCGGGGGTGCCGGTGGGACTGGTACTAATGCAACACCAACTAATGCAGGAAATGGTGGACCTGGATCACCTTCTTCTATCTCTGGATCATCAGTAATTTATGCAGGTGGTGGTGGAGGTGGATCTAATGGAGGAACTTCAGCAACTGGAGGATCTGGTGGCGGTGGAAATGGTTCACCAGGATTTCCAGTTCCTCCCGGTTCAATAATTATTAATGGATCTGAAAATACTGGAGGTGGTGGAGGAGGAGGATCTGGACCATCTGGAGCAGATCCTAATGGTGGATTGGGTGGTTCTGGCATCGTTCTTATTGCATATCCTTCATAAATATGATCAGAACTTTAAAGTTCTAAAAGACCTGAACAGGTGACACTCTTCAGGAAAAGGGAGGGAGCAGAAATGCTCCTTTTTAATATAAATACATTTGTCACCTGTTTAGAGTAGTATGAAACGATTAGAGGTCTCTCAGGAGAGAGCACTGGAACTTTTTAAGTATGAAGACGGAAAGTTATTCCGAAGAAGTGATAATAAAGAAATGGGTTGTTATTCCCCAAAACACCATAGATATGTTAGAATAGGTATTGATGGTCAAAACTATAAACTCCATCGCATTATATTCTTATATCATAAAGGGTATATGCCCAAGTTAATAGATCACATTAATGGTGATCGTTATGACAACCGAATAGAAAACCTAAGAGAAGCAAATACTTATCAAAATCGACAGAATAGTAGAATATACTCTACAAGTAAGTCGGGTGTGAAGAATGTTTATTGGAACTCATCTATGAATAAATGGAGAGTTTCTATGCATATTAACGGCAAAAAACACTGTTTTGGTCATTATACCGTCTTAGAAGAAGCAAAACAAGTTGCAACTTCTATGCGTAATAAATACTTCAAGGATTTTGCAAACCACGGATCTTATTAATAAGGAGGAAAGGAACTTGGCACATTTTGCAATGTTAGATGAAAACAACGTTGTTACTCAAGTTATCATTGTGAGTAACGAAGATACTTCGGATGTTAACGGAAACGAAGTAGAAGAAATCGGAGTTGCTTTCTGTAAGAAACTTCTGGGTGCTGATACTAACTGGAAGCAGACCTCATACAATAACAATATGAGAGTTCGCTATGCAGGTATTGGATATTCTTACAATGAAGCACTAGACGCTTTTGTACCACCCAAGCCTTTTGCTTCTTGGGTTCTGAATGAAACAACAGCAGATTGGGAATCGCCAGTTGGACCCGCTCCAACATTAACCCAAGAAGAAATTGATTCACGTTCATTATATCGTTGGGATGAAGATAATGGTGAATGGGTTCTAGAAACTCCACCAGCACCTCCTGCTGAATGATAAATAATAACGCCTGAAACTACCGCAATCGTTACAGGTATGGGGTGCCTCTAAAGCACCCTCTTTTACTATAAATAATAATGCGGTAGTTCTAGAGCAAAAATGAAAATCAATCCACTCCCACCACTGGAGTTGTTAAATCACTTGTTTGAAATTAGTGAAACATCTCCTAGTGGTCTTGTTTGGAAAAATCCAAGATCAAACTCTGTCAAAAGAGGAGATACTGCTGGAAGAATTAATACTTATGGTTACTATCACGTTGGAGTAAGAACCGATAAAGATAGAAACTATAAAACTCATAGAATATTATATTACATGAAAACAGGAGAAGATCCTCAAGATTTTTGTATTGACCATATTTCGGGCAGGGGTAATAATTTTAATATTAGAAAAGCAACGCACTCTCAAAATGGAGGAAATGCAAAAAAGACAAAAAGAAAAACATCAAGTAAATATAAGGGAGTTTCTAGAAGAAAAAATAGAAAAAAATGGTTGTCTAGATTGATGGTAGAAAGAAAATGCGTTTATTCGGAATATTTTTTAACAGAAAAGGAAGCAGCAATTGCATATAACAAAAAAGCACTTGAATACTTTGGACAATACGCTCTCCTAAATGTAATTGAATAAATAAACATATAAAATAAAGATAGAAATGTCCGCCACAAAAGTACAATTAGTCAGTAATATTGTAGGAAATGTATCTGGTGGTGCAAGTTTTACTGGCATCGTTACTGCATCATCATTTTCTGGTGATGGTTCTCAACTTACCGGTGTTGGTGGTGGTGTAGGGCAACCAACTGGTGATGCTGATGGACTTTTTAATTATGTTGCTGCTGCTGCAACTGTAACTCAAAGCATTACGTTTGATACCACCAATGCAGGTAACTATGATTCTTACGTTGTAGCAGTTGTTCCAAATATTACGATTGCTTCTGGTATTGGCGTTACCGTAGGTGTAGGTAAAACTATGGTAATTGATGTTCTACAAATAGGAGATCTCTGATGTCAGATTTAAGAGTTACTAATTTAAGAGGAAGAACCTCTGGAAGTGCTCCGAATTTACCTGATGGTGCAGTTGTCAGTGGTGTTTTGACCGCAACAACTATTGGATCTTCTAGTGACACTATTGTTATCCCCGGAAATTTAACGGTTAATGGTACTAAAACCATTATTAATACAAATATTCTTGATGTAAAAGATAAGACTATAGGTATTGGTTCTACTTCATCACCAACTGATGCTGGTGTCGATGGAGGTGGTATTGTCATTTATGGAACAACAAATAAAAGTATTCTTTGGCAGGATAATTCAGATTCGTTTACCTTCAGTGAAGGTATTGACATTAAAGGTGCAATAGAAACTGTTTCGACTGGAACAACATCCAATTTAGGTGGTGGTAGAGTTATTCTTGAATGTAATGCACAAAATGGAACTGTTTTTACTCATGACTTATCAAATGGAAACGTTGGTATTGTTTCATTGAGAAATTTTCCAGTAACCAAAAATTCAGTAACAACATTTACTATTCTATTCACACAAAACTCTTCTGGAACTGGTAACACTACCGCAGCAACAGGTATAGGAACTAATATTACACTTACACCTCTTGGAGTTTCTGGATTTAGTACGTCAGCAAGAGTTTCGTCTGCATCTACAATTACATTGTCTCAAACAGCAAGTGATGTTGATATTGTAACTCTTGCTATTCATTATAATGGATCTGGAACAGAAACTCCCGGAAATTATAGAGTTTTCGGGGCAAATAATGCAGGATATCGTCTTGGTAATATTAGACCTTGATCGGAGGTAATTATGGCACCATTTTTTACTGGAATTGCAAAGAGTCTGGGTGGATTTTGGATTTCTAGAACTTCTGGAGTTTCTGACACGAGTTTTAATGCATTAATATCTACAGATGTTTTTACATCTCCGTTCACTAGTTCTTCTAGAGTTTCTTCTAAAGTTGAATTTATTGCTGTTGGTGGAGGGGGTGGAACAACTGCGAGTGGAAGTGGAGGGCAAGGGGGAATATCAGTTGCAAGATTTACAATTCCAACAACAACAACTCTTTTATATGCAGTTGGTGCTGCTGGGCAAGCCGCTGGTCCAGGTGCTGCCGGCGGAGCAGGATGGTCTCCAACTATAGGATATGGTGGTTCTGGATATTCGTCTTATCCACCAGCACCTCTTTATAGTGGCGCCGGTGGAGGTGGTTTAACTGGAGTTTTTAATACTCCATCTGCTCCAGGAATAACTCAAGCTACTGCATTAATTGTTGCAGGCGCTGGCGGTGGAAATCGTTATAGTGGTGGACTTGGTGGTAATGGTGGGGGAACAACAGCAGACGCTGCACCTACACCAGGAACAGGAACAGGTGGTGGAGGCGGAAGTCAAGTTTCGGGTGGAGCAGGAGGACTTAATCAACCTGGATCTCCACCAGCTACTGCTACTAATGGAGGTCAATTAGTTGGTGGTAATGGAAGTTCTGTTCCTGCCCCTGCTGGTCCTCTGTGGGCATATGGTGGCGGTGGAGGCGGAGCTGGATATTATGGTGGTGGAGGAGGTGGTGGATCGAACAGCACATCTGGAGGAAATTCTGCTGGAGGTGGAGGAGGTTCTGGGTATATTAATACGTCATCTCCACTTTATGTTCCATCACCTGCAGTTGAAAGAAACTATACTGGAATGGGAGACCCGGGTGGATCTGGTGTTGGAGGTCCATATCCTTTAGGTGCAGGTAAAAATCATCCACAAATTGCGCCATATTGGGCATCAGTACCAACTCAATATGGAAATTCTGCAATTCCTGGTGTCTTAATAGTTAATTATTATAATTAATGTCTATAATTAAAAATTATCAAAAAGAAAATAATTTAGTAAAAGACACTTACAATATTCTTATAGATTTAGAGTCTATATGTAATATTAATTATTTAAATGATGAGAGAATAGTATTTCATCCATGTAGATTAAAGGCTGTTAATTCTTTATATGATAAAGGACATATTATAAACATTTTTACTAGAATTGATAGCAGCAAAAGGGAAAATATTATCCAACAACTAGAGAATTTAAAATATCACAATATCATATTTGATTTTATTAATGTAGACTTTATTGTTAGTTCTACGTCCAGAGAACAAATTTCTTTTTTTGATGAACTATTTGATAGGGACTATGAGATAAAACCTCTACAGCATTTAATTTCATATGATGTGTTTTAATATAAATAATTAAAAAGTATCAAATAAGATGTCGCAGTTAAATGTAGATACTATAAAAAATAGATTAGGAACCGGTGGACCAACTGTTCCTTCTTTAAATGTTACTGGTATTGTAACTGCTACAAGTTTTGTTGGATCTGGATCTAATCTTACCGGTATTAACGTAAATAATAAAGCAATAGCAATGAGTATTGTTTTTGGTGGTTGATAATCTCATAAATATTACAAAAAGGTTTATAGAAAATGGCAGCGCCAAATATTGCAGGTCTCACAACTATTACAGGTGTTTCTACCTTTATTTCTGGTGTTAGCACTACCTCATATAATGTTCTTATTTCAAATGCAGCATCTAGTAATCAAGTATTTAAACTTAATACTTTAGTTGCTTCAAATACAACTAGTAATAATACAACTGCAATTACTGTAAAAATATTTGGTGGCGCTGCAGGTACTGGGTCATCAGTTTCTATGGCTTCGTCTATTGCAATTCCTGGTGGTTCTTCAATAGTATTGATTGGTAAAGATAATCCAGTTTATATTGAAGAGAATCGTTCAATAGGAGTAAATGCAAACTTTACAAATTCTGTTGATGTTTATGCTTCATATGAAGCTATTTCGTGATTTTAAACATAAGAGAGATTTAAAAATATGAGAAACAATGCAGGAAGAGTTGGGTATGCAGTTTCTAGTATTTTCGATGGTGGAGTTTTTACTAGAATTGAAAATAGTTATTTTAAAACATTAGGTAGAGTAACCATTTCTGGAGGAACTGTTACAAATCCAGGAAATGGTTATAGGTATCATTTTTTCACAAGTCCAGATACTTTAGTCAATACTACAGCAGGAAACCCAGTTACTGTAGAATATATCGTAGTTGCTGGCGGCGCCGGCGGTGGTGGTGCTTCTATATCTGGATCATATGCAGGCGGAGGCGGGGGTGGTGCTGGAGGATATCGAACAGGATCGATGTCCATTACACCCGGCATTTACCCAGTTTCAGTTGGAGCAGGAGGACCTGCTGGATTGCTAAATCCTGCTGGAGGATCTCCAGGGGGAGCAGGCAATCCATCAACTTTTAATGCAATAACTTCTACCGGCGGAGGTTATGGTGGAGCTCCATATCATCCATCAAATGTTGGTGGGAATGGTGGATCTGGTGGTGGAGGAGGAACTGGTGGTGGAGGAGCCACCGCTCCAGGCGGTTCTGGTAATAGTCCACCAACTTCTCCACCTCAAGGAGGGGATGGAGGTTCTACAAATTATACAAATGCTGGCGGTGGCGGTGGTGGTTCAAGTGCTGGACAACCTGGACCGGGAGTTACTCCCGGAACAGCAGGATATGGTGGAATTGGAGTATCTGGATTTTCTGCAGATGCTGGTATTCCACCTACATATGGTGCTCCCGGTCCATCTTCAGGTCGTTGGTTTGCTGGAGGCGGTGGCGGTGCTATGGGAATATTTGCCGGAAATGGTGGTCCTGGTGGTGGACCTGGAGGACCATTTGCTGGCGGCGGAGCTGGCGGTGCAAGGTCTGTTAGTGGAACTGATGGAACTGCCAATACTGGTGGAGGCGGAGGAGGATGTGGTGGAGATCCAAACACGCCAACAAATAGAGCTGGAGCTGGTGGTTCCGGTATTGTCGTCATTCGTTACTTAGTATAGGGTATATAAAATTATGGCACACTACGCAAGAATTAATTCAAATAATATTGTTACTTATGTAACACCCATTCCAAATGAAATGATTACTGATATTAATGGTAATGAGCATGAAGACTGGGCTTATAAACATCTTTACGAAACAATTCCCGATTCTTTAGAAGATAGATGGGTAAAAACATCATACAATAATAATTTTAGAGTTCGTTATGCTGGTATTGGATATACCTATAACGAAACTCTAGATGCTTTTATTCCACCTAAACCATATGAATCTTGGGTTCTGAATGACTCTACGTTTGATTGGGAATCACCAGTTGCTAAACCAACTCTCACAGAAGAACAAATCGAAGCACGTTCATTCTATCGTTGGGATGAAGACAATGGTGAATGGGTTTTAGAAACTTCTCCAATACCTTGAGAGTAATATAAATATTAAAAAAACTGTAATCTGATGTCAAAAGTACAAGTTGATACTATTGTAAATAAAGATGATAACGGAGCACCAAATTTTTCGAAAGGATTAACAGTTTCTAATAATCCTATTCTTGCAGGTTCTGCATCATCAACTGGGACATTAAATCAAAGACTTCAAGTTACTGGTAATGCTTATATTTCTGGATCAGTTGGAGTTGGTACGACTAATCCTTCATCAAAACTTGATGTATTTGGTGGAAATGTGAGGTCACTTGGAACTACATCACCTTCATTTATTGTAACACCAACTTCTGGTTCAAGTTATATTTTTGGTGCTAATACTTCTATATCTGGTGGTGGAATTTATGATAATACATCTGGTAATTGGAGACTTGTTGTAAAAGATACAACAGGTGATGTTGGTATTGGAACCACAAATCCAACTTCAGAGTTGCATGTTGTTGGTGGAGATTCCAGATTTGGTGGCGTAATAGAGACTGTATCTACGGCAACCACATATTTGAGCGGTTCTGCGTTAGTGCTTGAGATGGATGTAAGGCAAGCAACAACGTATACTTATACAATGCCAGCAGGGGCAAATATTGGTATTGTTTCTTTTAAAAATATGCCAGCTCAAACTAACCGCCCAAGTGGTTCTACCATTACGTTATTAGTAACTCAAAACTCTGCAGGAACTGGTAATACTACTACAGCAACAGGTATAGGGACAAATATTACTATAGTTGGATATGAAAATGGAGCGCCTGTTGCTGGAATAACAACAAGAGCATTGGTTAGTTTTGGTTCAACAATTACTCTCACTTCAACTGGAAATGATAGAGAATTTGTTTCATTCTTTATACATTATACAGGAGGAACAAATACTACAGCATCGAGCTATCAAGTTTATGCCACTAAAAATGGAGGATTCCGCTAAATTATGTCTCCAATTTTTACTGGGTCAAAATTTGGGTTTAGTGCTTCAAATTCTGGATTAGCGTTTCCTCCAGCATATCAATCATTAATAGATTCGTTTTCTACAAAATATTATGTTGCAAAAACTGGAAGCGATTCTACTGGAAATGGTTCATTAAATAATCCTTGGTTAACAATTAAATACGCAGAATCTCAGGCATTACCAAGCTCTGCAATTATTGTATATCCAGGAACTTATAGTGAAGTTAATTATAATATAGGTGGTGGAGCTGATGCGATGGTGTATACTACTAAAGTATTAAGTTACATTGCTGCTCCTGGAAGAGTAATATGGACAGAAGCTAGTAATCTGGGACTAAGGGATAATCATATTTTAGCAATTAATAATACAAATATTAAATTATATGGTTTTACCTTCAAAAGAAATAATGACGGAAGAACCACAGATTACAATACGGCCATTTGGAGTGAGTATGCTGGTGCAACTAATGGACAAGCTTATAACTGCGTTTTTGAAGAGTTAAATGCCAACGGTTATATGTCTTATGTTTATGATAATAGCACAACTGCGGCAGGAAAAACTTATAATAGTCTATTCGTTGCTTCCAGTTGGCTTGCATCATATAGTGGAGGAACAAGCACAATAGTCCAAAACACTGCGTTAACTTCATCTAGTCCATTTAGTCTTCCTGGTACATCTACAAATAATGTAAATGGGGCAACTATCAATGCTACAACATATTCATTGACAAATTATTCTAATTCAACTTATGGTGTATACAGCGGAACTTATGCTTGGCCATTATCATAGACATTTCTGAAAATATCATATATAATAAACCTGAATATATTATTCACATATGGCATTTCAATCAATTTGGTACTTTAGTGACCTACCAGAAGATGTAGTAGACATTATCGAAAGAGATTTAACTGAAAAGTTTGATCAGCAAATGGCAGACTCCAGACTTCATGGAGATGCTCTAAACAAAGAAAAAAGAAACTCACAAAATGCCTGGATTCCCACTACACATTGGGTAGGTGGATTTGTTTGGCATTATATTGAAAGAGCAAATAGAGAAAACTTCTTATATGATCTTCGCTGCATTGACGGAGAATCAATGCAGTTTACAAAATACAGTGAAGGTCAGTTTTATGGATGGCATAATGATGCTGGACTTGCAACACAATATAAACCAGTAAGTGTTGGTAATCGCCAAGACGGTCTTGCTCAAGATTTTCTCAATGAAAAAATTGAGATGGTAAGAAAGCTTTCGTTTGTTGTTCAACTTTCTGATCCTGATGATTATGAAGGTGGCAACCTTCAACTCCTTGATGAATCTGGCAACTCATATTTTGCCCCAAGAAAGCGCGGTACGGTTATTCTTTTTGATTCCCGCACACAACATAGAGTTCTTAAAGTAACTAAAGGAGTTCGTAAGAGTTTGGTTGGCTGGGTGTGCGGTTCAAGATGGAAATAGAACCTAGGTGGAAGTAATATAAATACTTCCACCGATAACCAATAATGTTATGGAAAATCATTATGTTTATTATTCTTATGAAGAATTTGGGAGAGGTTATATAGGTTCTAGAACCTGCGATTGTCTCCCAGAAGATGATAATTATCTTGGTTCTTATACCGACCAAACTTTTAATCCAACAGATAAAATAATTCTTGAAACTTTTTCTACAAGAGAAGAAGCACTCCAAGCAGAAGTAGATCTTCATAAATTTTATCAAGTAGATAAAAACCCACATTTTGCAAATAAAGCAAGACAAAAAACAAGTGGATTTTATTATGCAGAAAAAAAATTTGGTGAGGAAAATCCATTTTATGGAAAGTTACACTCTGAGGAAACAAAAAAAATTATTAGTCAATATCAAATAGAAAATAACGGATATGTAAAAAATCGTAGATCTTATAAAGGAGAAAACAATCCATTTCATGGTAAAACACATTCACAAGAAACAAAAGAACTTATAAAGAAAGGAATAAAAGAAACTTGGAAAAATCAACCACATCCTTGGATTGGTAGAAAACATAGTGAAGAGTCAAAAGAAAAGTTTAGAGAAAATAACAAAGGGGAAAAAAATCCAAATTTTGGAAAAAAACATAGTGAGGAAACACTTATGAAAATGAAAGAGGCAAGAAAACTTTGGTGGGAAAATAAGCGTCAGCAACAGAAAGAGGTATAAAAAATGAACGTCGGATGTGATTTCAATCCAAATAGACCAATTGGTGCTACCAAAGAAATGGTAGAGTCCAAACCAATTATGGAACAGTTTAATAAGTATCATCAGCAAGGACTTCAATGTTCAATTGATCCTGGTGCTCCTGCTGTTCCTCTTGGTGCTCGCGAATACTTTGATCGTCATGGATATATGATTATCAAAAATCTATATGATCCGAAAGAATTATTTCATGAAGTCCCAAAAGAAAGAGGTCAACTTAATTATTTTGGATCTGTAGATAGATTTAACCATAATCCAGATGAAATGCAAGTTCCAGGTTCACTTGCACGCTACACTCACCCACAATATAAAGAAGCGCATACAAAGATTCGTTTAATTCTTGAAGATATTCTTGGTGAAAAACTTTATAATACTTATTATTATGATCGTTTTTATTTCGCTGGGCAAAGACTTGTAAGGCATTCGGATCGTGATGCTTGTGAGGTTTCTGTAAGTGTTCAAATTAGCACTAATGCAGATAAACCTTGGCCTTTCTGTATTGAAACTCCAAGTGGTGAAGAGCGTTTTGCAAATCTTGAAGATGGTTGGGGACTTCTTTATAAAGGATGTGAGAGGCAACACTGGAGAGATCCACTAGAATCTAGATACACTAAATTTGGTAAAATTCTAAACAAAGTTCTTAGAAAACCAGATGATACATATCATCACCAAATTTTCTTCCATTATGTAAGAGCAAATGGACCAAGAGCTCACTGTGCAAATGATGCTGCGCGATGAAAATACCACTTTTTGAATATCCCACATATCAATATCAATTAACGGATTGGGACTTTAAAAAGAAAGCAATTTTGGGTAAAATTAAAGATAAAAATTTTATAAGAACTTCACTTCAAACATTTGAAACTGATCGTCAAAAAGACAATCATTCATATATTCATTACCTTCAGGACATATTAAAACCTGAGTTAAATGAATTCTGTCAAGAAGCTGAAGTTACTTGTAGAATGACTGATGCCTGGTGTGTAAGATACTATAAAGGAGATCAACAAACAATTCATAATCACCGTTCTTGGGGATTTAGTGGGATTATATATTTGGAGTATGATCCAATAGTGCATAGTCCTACTTGTTTTGTTGCTCCTTGGCAAGATCCAAGAACAGACACAACATCTTTAGTTTTTCCACAAAATGTTAAAGAGGGAACAATGATCTTGTTCCCTAGTTATACTTTACACTTTGTTTATCCAAATCAAACAAGAAAAAGACGTTCTATATTATCTTTTGATTTACTTCCAGAGACTCCAGATCATCAGTCACTAAAATAAGTCAATAAATAAAACTATAGAGATAATAGAGAAGAAGTGGCACTTAATTTTCCAAACTCTCCTACAGTAGGACAAATATATACCGATTCAACATCTGGGTTTTCCTATGAGTGGGATGGAACGGTATGGAAAAGTTTTACTGGGGCGAGTAGTTCTAATATTAAAATTATAGATGATATTAGTTCGAGTTTTAATGGTAGTACTCAAACTTTTCCATTAACTGCTAATGGATCTGCAATTTCTCCACCAACTTCACAATCAGTAATAGTAAATCTTGGTGGTGTTATTCAAGATCCATCTGATGATTATACAATTTCTGGAAGTAATATTACCTTTACAACTGCACCAGCATCTGGACTTACGTTTTCTGCAGTTTCTTTAGGTCCGGCAGTTCCAGTAGATTATGCAAATAATGGTAATGTTTATACTAGAAGTACATTTACCGCAACTGCAGGACAGACTAATTTTACTGTTACTGGAACATATACTGTAGGATATTTAGAAGTTTATCGTAATGGCGTCAGACTAACATCTGGTAGTGACTTTACCGCTACTAATGGCACAACTTTTGTTCTTGCCGATGCAGCAAACTTAAATGATGAAATTGAGTCTATTGCATATAATGTTGCAACAATTGTTACAACGGCAGGGCAATTTGACAATATTAATGTAACTGGAATATCAACACTTACTGGACAAACAAACGCATCAAACATTAATGCAACTGGTGTTGTAACTTCCACTGCAGCAATAGTAGGTTCTGCAGTTACTGTTCGTTCAACGGGAATTAATGCTGGAGTTGGTATTATCACAGCAAGAGAATTTGATATCACTGGTTCTTCAAACACATTTAATGCAACAGGAGTTAGTGTAACTGGTGTTGTAACTTCCACTGCAGCAATAGTAGGTTCTGCAGTTACTGTTCGTTCAACGGGAATTAATGTAACTGGTGTTGTAACTGCAACAAGTTTTGTTGGATCTGGATCTAATCTATCTGGACTTCCAGCGGGGTATAGTGATTTAGATAATATGCTTTTCGGATAAATAACTAGAAAAGAAGTAAGATGGCACTCAGAAGAACTAAATTATTGGGTATTCAAGCAGTCACTGGTATTAATACTGTTGGCATTTTTACTGTAGGAACTACTCAAACTGCTGGAGGTGTTGGTATTGCATCAACCACTTATCTTCGTGGTGTAGTAATGCACAACACTGGAATTGCAACTGCTACCTCATCACTCTACGTTTATCCAAGTAGTCAGGCAGTTTCTGGTGCCGGTGTTACTATCTATCGTTTATCAAGAGTTGATCTTGCACCAAACGAGACATTCTTCTTTGAAATGAACTATCCACTAGTTCTTACTAATCAAGAAAAAATTGTTGTGGAAGTTAGTCAATCAGGTTCTGGTGGAATTGGAATTGGTACTATAGTTAATTATCAAATTCTTGGTGATACGGATATCTAAGAGGTAATCTAAAATGGGTGCAAAAAGTTCTAATAAAAATAGAGGGCAAAATAATATAAGTGATGGCCACTTATTAAGTTATAGTAGAAATACTTTTATTCGTGGAGGTGGTGGGACCGTTTTTATACCACTTAGTGTATCTGGGGGTATAGAATCAATTCCTGGAAATGGATATAAGTACTATACATTCACTTCCTCCGGAACATTATCAGTTTCTGGTACTGCAACCAATCAAGTCATAGATTTCTTAGTTGTTGCCGGCGGTGGTGGAGGAGGAACATATTATGGTGGTGGCGGCGGTGGTGGTGGCGTTGCCTACGGTTCCGCCTTTCCAATCATTGCAGGCAGTTATCCTATAGTTATAGGTGGCGGCGGAGCTGCTGTGGGAACAGCAGCACAGGCAGGTACACAAGGAACAGATACTACAATTAATTTCAATGGTACTATTGTAACAGCAAAGGGTGGTGGTGCTGGCGGATTCTATCAAGGTGGAACTGGACCAGGAGCTCCTGGTGGATCTGGCGGTGGAGGAGGATCTGCTGCTGGAGGAACTGCAACACAACCAACACAAAATCCAGGAATTCCTCAAATAACAAATTATGGTTTTAAGGGTGGAGATCAACCCACAACAGGTGGTTATGGTGCTCAAGGTGGAGGAGGATCTGGTGCAGCTGCAGCAAATGCAGGAACTTTTGCTCCTACTATTGCCGCTGGAGGGGGTAATGGTGGTGCAGGACAGCCATTTGTAGGATTTGAATATCCTATAGTTGGATTAAGTACTTTGGCTCCCGTGGCAAATTCTCCAACAAATAACCAATATGCAGGTGGTGGCGGTGGTGGACAATATGCAGCACCTGGGGGGACAGTTGGATATCAAGGATTAGGGGGAAATGGTGGTGGTGGAAGTGTAGCTTCTAGTCCTAGAGGTTTAACTATTGGTATTTCTGGTCTTGGTGGAGGTGGAGCAGGAGGACATCCAAATGGCACTCTCTCAACAGCTGGAGGAAGCGGTGTAGTAATTGTTAGAATTTTAATATAATATCTATTGACCTAATTTTATTTTTTGTTATAATTAATTTTAAATTTTTATATTATGTCCGTTAAAAAATATTATTTCCTTTCGGGGATGCCTAGGTCAGGAAATACTTTATTGGCATCTATTTTAAATCAGAACAAGAAAATCGCAGTAACTGCAAATAGTATTTTGCCAGAAATATTGTATAATTTTGAAAATTTTAAATACTGTGATAGAGGATATAAAAATTTTAGTGACTTAAAATCTTATGAATCAATGATGAGTCAGTTGATTCCAAGTTATTATAAAAATTGGAACCAAAGATACATTATTGATAGAGGTTCTTGGGGAACACCAGATAATTTAACTCTTTTGAAAAAGTATTGCCCCAATAAGATAAAAATAATAGTTCTACTTAGAGATGTTACTGATATTTTAGCGTCTTTTATTAAATGGTCCAAAGAAAATCCAAATAATTTTATTGATAGAGAATATAAAACCATAGAAGATCAATGTGATTATCTAATGAATCCACATGGGCAAATTGCAAAAACAATGTTATCGGCATTTACTTTATTTAAAGAAGAAAATTTAAAATACTCTACTTTTATAGAGTATGATTCTTTAGTTAATAATCCACAAGAAACAATAGATGAAATATATGATTTCTTGGGTATTTGTAAATATACTCATAGATTTCAAAATCTAAATGACTTAGAATTAAATGGATTAAAATATGATGATTCTGAGTTTGGAAAAAATTTACATAAAGTTAAGAAAGATTTGAAAAAAACAGAATATTCTGCTGAGGATTATCTACCAAAATCTGTTATTGAAAAATACAGAGAATTTACATTTTGGAAAAAATCATAAATATTTAAAAATACTCCAATCCAATGACAGTACCTGCAGTTAACATCACAAAAGCACAAGAAGGTGGAGCATAACAAGTCAATACTCTTCCTCTTTCTGGGTCAAAATGCCCTTCTAAACTTCCAAGGTCATTCATCGCACCACAAAGATTCTTATACTTGATTTGTATTGCTTCTTCTGGAGTTATAATTTCTGGAAGATAATACCATCCTTTTTTAAGAAACTCACTCATATTTTTCTATTCTATAGTATGTATTCTATCATAAATAATTAAAAGTTTCCAAAAACAATGGCAGTTGCTGCAGTTAATATTGTTATAGAGCAAGGAACAGATTATTTAGATGTTTTTACTGTAAATAATCCCGATGGATCTCCCTTGGATCTAACAGGTTATACTGGAGTGGCAAAAATTCGTAAGTTTCCAGAATCAGCAACTTCTACACCATTCACTGTTGGAATTGTGTCTGATGCAGGACAAGTTGTAGTATCTCTTGCAAATACAGTTACTGCTGACTTAAAGGCAGGAAGATATTACTATGATGTAATTATTGCATCATCGGTTACAAATAAAAAAACTAAAGTTGTTGATGGAATGGTGCTAGTAAACGCTACTGAGACAATATAATGACGGATTATAACGTTACCGTAGGTTATTCACCTTCTTTTAAAGTCACAAGAGAATCTAGTAGTCTTCAGGGTGTTCAGGGAACACAAGGACCTGGTGGATATGTTGGAACTGATGGAGCTCAAGGATTTGCGGGTTCTCAAGGATCTACAGGTGCTGGTACCCAAGGAGCAGAAGGTTCTCAAGGAGCATCAGGTGCTCAAGGATTTGCGGGTTCTCAAGGATCTACAGGTGCTGGTACCCAAGGAGCAGAAGGTTCTCAAGGAGCATCAGGTGCTCAAGGATTTACGGGTTCTCAAGGTATTATTGGTTCTGGTTCTCAAGGTGCTGTAGGTTCTCAAGGTGCTCAAGGAACTCAAGGATTTACTGGTTCTCAAGGTATTATTGGTTCTGGTTCTCAAGGTTCAACAGGATCTCAAGGTGCTGTAGGTTCTCAAGGTTCAACAGGATCTCAAGGTGCTGTAGGTTCTCAAGGTTCAACAGGATCTCAAGGTGCCGTTGGTTCTCAAGGTGCCTCTGGATCTCAAGGTGCTATAGGTGCTCAAGGTGCCGTTGGTTCTCAAGGTTCAACAGGATCTCAAGGTGCCGTTGGTTCTCAAGGTGCCTCTGGATCTCAAGGTTCAACAGGATCTCAAGGTGCCGTTGGTTCTCAAGGTGCAACAGGATCTCAAGGTGCTATAGGTGCTCAAGGTTCAACAGGATCTCAAGGTGCTGTAGGTTCTCAAGGTTCAACAGGATCTCAAGGTGCTGTAGGTTCTCAAGGTTCAACAGGATCTCAAGGTGCCTCTGGATCTCAAGGTGCTATAGGTGCTCAAGGTGCTATAGGTGCTCAAGGTGCAACAGGAACTCAAGGATTTGCGGGTTCTCAAGGTATTATTGGTTCTGGTTCTCAAGGTTCAACAGGATCTCAAGGTGCTCAAGGAACTCAAGGATTTACTGGTTCTCAAGGTATTATTGGTTCTGGTTCTCAAGGTTCAACAGGATCTCAAGGTGCTCAAGGAACTCAAGGATTTACTGGTTCTCAAGGTATTATTGGTTCTGGTTCTCAAGGTGCTGTAGGTTCTCAAGGTGCTCAAGGAACTCAAGGATTTACTGGTTCTCAA